ATCTCCAGTTGAATTTAATTTACCATCTAGAGTATTGTTTACAGTATTTGAAATTAATCGTAAATGCTGTGCTTGATTAGGCATTGACACTGGTACATTTAAAAATTGATTTGTAGCCATTATCTTTTGCCAGTTGGTCTTGCTGTTACATCAACACCAGACATTGTTAAAAAATTACCTGTCGTTTTAACTCTAAGCCTATGATATCTACTTGATGATCGCATAGGACAATCTCCACTACTTTGAATAGAGACTGGATTTCCTATTGTTATTGTCTCAGTTTGAGAGCTTCTAGTTATAGGAGTTACTGTTACTGCTACTGCAGATTGCGTTTTAGCATCAACTATTGGTCTAACATTTGTAATTGCACTTCTTGAGTCTTTTGCTCCTTGAAACTCTGTCGTATCTATTGTTGCAGATAAACTTCCACCAAGAAACTTACCAAACTTTTTTTCTGAATTAAATCCTGCTAAACCATAAACACCACTACTATAATAGTAACTATCTAAAGTTTTAGGCAATTCGTCTAAATCTCCAAGTACATCTAATTTTTCTAAAGTATCAAAGGCTTCTTGTGATCCACTAGATATAAATTGCACATCTAAACCACTTCCTGTTGACCATTTATCTACTGAGTAATTATAAATTAATAATTTATTATTTATATCACTAGTACCTTCTGCGCCTGCTCCTCGATAAGACCAGACTGCAATACTATTGTTTGGATCAATAGCACTAGACACTCCATCCAAATCACTAGATAAATCATTAAAGAAATAATTATCCACTTTACCATTACCTATTGGCGCCAGTGTATCTCCACCAGATAGTTTATAAAAACCATCTTGAGCTAGAAAGAATATATCACTACCAAAACTTACAACACTCTTAGGAATAAAAGCTCCTATATTGTCTGCCACTTTTGAGAATTGAAATATTAATGGAGTTCCGACATAATCCATACGATAGATTGCTCTTTCCATAAAGATTACTGCGTAACTTTCTCCACCGACAATAGCCATTACTGATCCATGACTGCCCACAATATCTTGAAACCCGCTTTGTGTATCACCACTAGGAGTCCAGGTCGAACTATCGTTAATTCCTGACCATTTGACTCGTTGATTATAAATTATTGCTTTTTCTAATTTATGTGTTTGTGATCCACCTGTTGCTGATAAAGTAATAACTGTTCCTGCTACTGCATTTAAGTTTGTTGTTGCTAATTTAATAGTGTTAGCATCTATTTTAACAACATAATAAGTTTCTTTATCAACTAAGTTTGTTAAAGCTGTATTACCATTTCTATCATA